AAGTGGTTTTCTACTTATTTGGCTCCGGAGGCTTGTTTTCTTCAGAGCAAAGGAGACAGTCAAATTAATCCTCCTTACCTTGTTTATGCCTTTCCAGGGTCCGGCAAAAGTACCTTTGCCCGTTCTCTTACCTGTACTTGGGCAGACACCGATGACTTAGAAAAACAATATGGAAAAAACCAAGATAACTGGGTTATACCCCCTGTTGATATTGTTTTTACTAATTATTACCATAAGGATTTTATTCGTACTTTTGTTGCTCTGGGTTTTACCCCTATGGCCGTCCGTCTCCCTTTTAGTCGTTGGTTGAAGCAATTTACCGGTCGGGATGGCTTTCCTGCTCCACACTGGTTCAAGTGGTGGCACGAGGCAAGGTTGGAGAAACTTGAACTATTGTTTCCAGTTGTGGCTGGTGATTTTTGTTGTTTGCCTGGTATTGACAACACAGTCCACTCTTTCACATGGCCTGGCGCATCTCCTCCCGGTGCTAAACCTATTCCGTGTCCACATAGACCATCCAGTAAACGTGTTCGTTTACTTGATGCCCCCAAAGCCCCTGCCGACATTCCCATTGCTTTAGTCTCTGAAGTCCCGGCCGTTGCACTATTCGTCCCGCCACCTTTACCACCTAAACCTCAGCACCAGAAATCCAAGAAAAAGAAAAACAAAACAATAACAACTAAACCAACAATTCCTGCTCAAAAACCCTTTAGTCCACCATTAGTGGTTGATCCACAGAAAACTGATCCTGCTATTGTGGCCACACCCCCAGGGCCTGCCACTCAAATTTCACCTGCACAGACTCAGAAAAACAATGTACAGCACGCCGTGCTTTCATCGGTGGTTATTCCACAAATTCACTCTGCGCCTGTGCCTATTCCTCCGGCTTTGCCTCCACCTCTAAAATCCTCAGCTAAAGTTGCCGTTCGTAGTCGGTTTGTTGATCGTGCTCCTCAGCGCGATCTTGAAACTATCTACTTAGGTGACATGTTAGCTCATATGGATAAACGCGTTCTTCATAACCTTGCTGATGGTCAGTTGAATGGTGAAATGGCTGAGCCGCTTGTGCTTCTTGCTGTTTCAGATCGTTTTGCTTTTCAGTGTTCCTGGTATGAGGTTGGTCTTCGTCAGCTGTATACCTGTGGTGGCAAAGATGAGCCCGTAATTTTTGTTTATAACCAACATGCTTATTTTGGTGTTAAAGAAAAAACCGGTCATATGTTGGAAAAAATAATTGCCCCGGACTTTAACTGTGGTGTTATTTCAGCAACTGCTGATGGTGACTGTGTTTACCATGCGCTTCGACATTACTGTCGTCGCTTGCCCCCAGTTCAGGATCTTAGACGTGATGTTGCTGACTATCTTCACAAATGCCGTCCCACCGCAGGAGGTAGTAAAGTTCAGGCAGCTACGAATGAGTTACTTCGATATTGGGAAGCAGAGACAAAGGCAGTTTCCGATTATTGTGCTGTTGCCTTTTCGGAGATGCTTCCCGGTGGTCGTCCTTCTCCATATAAACAACAGGTTTGGTACAAGCTAGACGAATGTGTTCTATTGCAGCGATTTAAACCTCCGGGCAAAGATACTTTTATTTACCGCCCTCATTCATATGATACCAGTGGCGAGTACGACTGTTTTTATGATGGTCATGAGTTTTTAAAAGGTAATGAAGTTTCCGGCGGTTATGTTGTTGAATCGGTACAACCCTATCTTCTGGTCTGTCGTCATCTCCGTCTTTTTCAAGCTCCTCGTCTCAGAGGTGCCATTCAGGAAACTTCAGTTCCCGGTTGTTTACCTACCCTCGCTCACATCGGTGTCCCCGGTGCTGGAAAAACCCATGCCATTATTACAGGTTGTCAAACCGGTGACTTGATACTCGCCGGTTGTAGAAAGAGTATTGAGGATGCTGCGGAGGAGCTAAAGTTGAAACGACCTGATGTCAAAGTTGATGCCCGTACTGCTGACAGTTATTTGATAAATAAACAAACTAAACACCGTGTCGTCTGGTTGGACGAGCGCTATGCTCTTCATGCCGGCTACCTTGGTCTTATTGCGGCTCATACTGAGTGTGAAGTTCTACACACCTTTGGCGACCCTAATCAAATTCCTTGTTATTCTCGAATTGCGGGATTTCATTTTCTTCATAATGATGTTGGTGACACAAATGTGGTCTACGAGGCTGTTTCAAAGCGTGTTCCTATGGACGTTGCTCAGCTTCTTGCACCCTATTATACCAAATACGGCAAATTTCAAACCATGAATCCCAAGAAAAAATCTTTGACTTTTTCGAAAATTACTAGTATTGCCGATATTACTCCTGATGAATCTGTTCAATATATCACCTGGACCCAAGATGAGAAGAAGCGTATTTCTAAAGTCCGGGGTTTTTCGAATGTTAAAACGATTGGCGAGAGTCAGGGTATTACCCAGCGTGATACAGTCCTGATACGTCTAAATCCCCGTACTTTGGCTTTATTCACTAAGCGTGAGCAAGCTATTGTTGCTCTTAGTCGTCATACAAATTCTTTTAAATATTATTCTGTAACTGCCCAGTCTTCCGATATGGTTTATAAACTAATTCATTCGCCGAAAGTTGGGCAACTTGCTTCCTATCTTCGTCCTGACCATTTTCCAGAGACCTGGTTAGCACCAAAGGCAGGTGGTGTTAGAGTGGAAAAAGTGCCAGTTTGTTTTCGTCCGGGTGCACGTGAACTACACGAGACATATTACTATAATAATTTACACCTACCGCACAAAGCCAGACGTTTCACAAAGCTAGTTACGGATAAATTAAGACCTACTTTGCCTACCTTTCACACTGCCCCTGCTTACGGTCTGAATGGTATTCAGGCCGCCCTTCAGCGTGATTATGAGTCTGCCATGGACGTTCCGGTTAGTTTCAACGAAAAATATCATAATTATTTAATTTCTCGTGGTGACATTGAGTTTAATATACCTGACTCAACTGTAAAGCATTTTCGAGCTCGCCCAAAAATTTTTGGCAATGAGCAGCTTAACACTTTTTCTCGTTTGCGTACGCTCCAACCTTGGCCTCGCCCGACCACTGATCGTCAACTTATGCTTGCCATAGAAAAACGAAACTGTAATGTTCTTCGCTATGCCGCCCCAGTTGATCCTTATGCTCAAGCGGAAGAAATAGCTGATTATTTCTTTGACACTTATTGCGTTCAAGATTGGCGTAAAGCCTCCGAAGGTTTTTGTAATAGTCAGGTTGCTGTTGACCATGAAGCTATTGATGACTATCTTATTACTTGTGAACCCTCTAAACTTCGTGTTTTGCAGGAGGTTCGTCTTAAAGGTAGTACTCCCGGTTCCTTTAGATTAGACCCATGGGAGTTAGATCACTACAATCTGATTTTTAAACGGGAACCCAAAAACCGTCTTCAACGGGATGGTATTGGTGAATACCAGATACTCCAAACTGTTATTCACCATGAGGCAAAAGTTAACATAATTTGTTCTTTTTTTCGTCAATTGTACGATCGTCTTCAAACCCTTCTTAAACCCAACGTGTTTGTTCAACTTAAAAAATCTATTGATGACCTTGAGCAACACCTCAATGAACATGTTCCCCCTGGTGCTCTTCCATTTGAAAATGATTTTGAAAAATTTGATAAATCACAACTTTTGGAAACTTTTGCCGTAGAGCTTGCAATATATCGCCGTTTAGGCCTTAATATAGACCTGTTAATATTGTGGGTTTATGGTCAAACACTTAAGACTGCCGCCAATTTTCTTCTTGGTATCCGTGTTGCTTTATTATTCCAACGTACCTCTGGTACCGTTGTTACCGCTTTTGGTAACGTTATTGTCAACATGGCTGCCACAGCCTGGGCGTATAAACTAAAAGAAATTTTATTTTTTGCAGTTTATTTTGTTGGTGACGATTCACTTGTATTTCCTTTTACTATGCCGGACATTTTCACAGTTCAGCAGGATTTGCAATTATTTTTCAATTTGTTGGGTAAAGTTATTGTTGGTTTAGGCAACTACTTTTGTAGTTGTTTCTTTGTCCATGACGGTAACCGTTGGTTAGTCTATCCTGACCCAGTCAAACGTATTGAGCGTTTAAGCTACCCCTTAAATCTAAATAATATTTCAGAAATTCATGACCGTTGGTTAAGTTTTCGAGATATGTGTAGAAATTACTATAATGCTGCAGGAAATGTAGAATTACAGCGACAGGTTAGAATCCGGTATCCCGGATCTACTGTTGTGAACGCGATGCGCGCCATTGTCTCCTTAATGGATGATTTTGACGCCTTTCAAGGTTTATATAATCGAAATTGAGGTTCGTTGCCCCTTTACGAACCTCACCCCCTTAGTTGGCTTTCTTTTTATGCCTCACCTTCAATGGTGTGCTAAGGGTCTTTTATGCTTCCTTTCCTTTCACAACCCTCTCCTCTATTTTAAATTTTCTAATTCATTTAGTATATACACAATCTCTCCCATACCACACATGATTATTTCTCACTGTTGATTTTAAGCGATGTCTTTTGTTTCACTCTTCAACAATGTTACATTTGTTATTTATATTTTTGTGCTATTGCCTTTCATGGTCCATAGCTCCACTGTCTCTCCAACTGCCAGTGTTTCCCCTTCTCTCTTATTTGCCCCATCTTCCTCACCCACTGCCTCTGTTACTCCTTGTTCCCCTATTGGCGATAACAATTGTTCTGTCCACCGTACTGTTCTTAAATGCTATGCACAAATACCTACTCTCCCTGGTCTAATTTCGACTTGGAGTGCACTCGAAGATTCTTGGGTGCTGCTTCCCTCCTTCGATGCTTTTCTCGACCAGATGATGGGTTTGAATTTTGCAGAACGTTTTCAGCGTGTTGATGGTAGACTCGCTCTTGACTCACTTCTCTCTGATCCCATCAATCTCGCCCACCCTTACTCATTGGACCAATTGAATATTTCCTCTCAAGTTAGGTTCTCCTTGGATCCCTTCTTATGTATTCAATGTGGTACCTATCCACTTGTCCTTGCTCAGCTGTCGATGGCTCTTAGCTACGATGGTCCTGTTGATAATGATCGTAAATCCCTTTACATCTGTCTCCTCGAACTCTTTGCCTCTTCTGTCACCCAGCTCCACTATCTTTATTCGATTGGTGACTATGTTTTTCGTCGTTGCAATTTTGAATCTCTTGGTTTCTGTTGGGTTGATTTTGACGGTACTGGTTGTCCTTTTTCTCCTGGTTGTATTGACTATTGCCCCTATCCTAAGCGTAGACCGTCACGCGCATTCATTTTTCCAAATTGTGCGCTTCCTACTCTTTCTGTTACTCCTAGTCTCTCATATAATTCACCTACAGCCAGTCTTTCCTCAGGGGTTTCCGTTTCATCATCAATTTCTCCAACTCCTACATCTACGTCCACCCCAACTTCTAGTTTGACTGCCACTGGTTCCATTTCTTCTTCTTCCACCGTTTCGTCCTCGCCTAGTGTTTCCTCTTCACTGTCACTCACTTCTTCGGTGAGTTCGACTGTAAGTCTTACACCTACTAACTCTATATCTTTGACCACTACTCCGTCTTCTTCAGTTACTCCCTCTATTTCTCATTCCTCTTCTACCTCAGTTACTGCGTCTGTCTCATCCGGGGTTTCTCCTACTTC